CTCCTGCAAAGACGGTGTATCAAGGTGTTTTCACTGATTGGCAGCAGACCCCGTACAAAGAGGACATGCCTGAACAGTTCGCTAAATACTCCATCAAGTCATTGCAGAATCAGTACCGATTGATGGAAAAGGAAGTCAACCGCCTGATGAAGTCTCCGGCATCTACGGACGAGACTCTAGGTTACGAACTACGAGAAGCGAAGAATGCGCTAGGCGCATGGCTGTCAGAGAAATCGCCTGAATGGGCGCAGGCAAACCGTATCTTTGCATTCCAGTCTGTTCCGGCGAATCAGATGAAAGTTGGAACCGCGCTGTCGCAGAAGATGGAGCAATCGCCAGAAGCCTTCTTGAAGGCGACTGAGGCTATTCCTGCTCAAGAGAGGTTGATCCGTCAGGCAACTGGAAGGCCGAACCAGCAATTGTCTGATATGTTTAATCTTGGACAGATGAGCAAGATTTCTGGGCTTCGTAATGCTTCACAGATTACTGGAGAAGTTCAGGAATTGCAGAAGTTGGCAAAAGCTAATCTCGGAGATGAACGGGCATTCCAACTGCCAAACTTGCTTAATGTTTGGGTTGCTGTGGCTAACAAACTTGCGCGAGAAACCGCAAAATCAACGGTTGATGATGTGACAAGAGAAGCCGCTAAAGTATTGGCTGACCCGGCTTTGTTGAGAGAATTGCTTTCAAAAGATGCGGCAAGACGTGCTGCTATTGCAAGGCCAATGTCTACAGCTAGGATGGCCCCGATTGTTGGTGGAGCAAGTAACATTCAAGGAATGATGTCAGGAGCAAACCAATAATGGCAACGTATTTGGAATGTGTTAACGAAGTCCTCTCCCGCCTACGCGAATCCAGCGTAGCCAGCGTTACGACCAGTGCCTACTCAACGCTGATTGGCCGATACATCAACGATTCCCGCAGACAAGTGGAGGACGCATGGAATTGGGACTGCCTCTCCACAACCATCACCATTCCAACGGTAGCCGGAACTAGCACCTACACAGTTACCGGATCAGGCATTCGGCAGCGGGATATAACGGTCAATGACACGACCAACAAACTCACGCTTCGCAATGTCCCGATTCAGTGGATTCTCGATCAGCAGCAGTTGAGCGCGGTGTCATCGAGCGTACCATGCTATTACGCATGGAATGGGACGGACGGGACGGACAGCAAAGTGGAATTGTTCCCTACCCCGATGGCGGTCTATTCGCTCAAGTTCAACATGATTGTCCCGCAGACGACTCTAACGGCAGACGCCGACATAATCACAGTACCCTCTGAGCCGGTCATAGCAGGCGCATACGCCCGCGCAATCGTTGAGAGGGGCGAAGATGGCGGGCTAACCTCTGGAGAGGCTTACGGGCTGTTTAAGTCAGTCCTGAGCGACTATATCTCGCTTGAGAAAGAACGATTTACTGAATTCGACTGTTTTGAGGCTACCTAAGTGGCTGACAATATCACGCCATTCTCGATTTCAGCGCCAGGCTTCAACGGTCTGAATCTGTCGGATTCGCCTGTTGATCTTCCGGCGAGTTTTGCGCTTGAAGCTACAAACTGCGTTATCGACAAGTCGGGCAGGATTGCCTCACGCAAAGGATGGACGCGAGCAAGTACGGCAAATGCCCAACTATCTACAAGCAACATTACTTGCATCGGTGAATTGATAGAGAACGATGGAACGGCGACAACGCTGTGTGCGGGTGGCGGATATTTGTTCAAACTAAGCGGGACAACACTAACGACCCTGACCTATGGCGGTGGTGGCGTAGCTCCGACGATCAATGCAAACAACTGGAAATTCTGCCAACTGAACGGTGTAGCGATGTTCTGGCAGCGTAGTTATGATCCGCTGATCTACGATCCTGCTGTATCTGCAACGACATTCAGAAGGCTCAACGAGAAATCTGGAACCGCTGGAACCGTGTATCAGTGCAACGAGGCGATTGCGGCCTATGGCCGTGTTTGGGCGGCAGATACCGCTACGGACAAGCAAACCGTTGTATTCAGTGATTTGCTGGCCCCGCATATCTGGACTGGCGGAACATCGGGGTCGCTGAATGTCGGGCAAGTGTGGCCGTCTGGTGGAGATGAAATCGTCGCATTGGCAGCGCACAACAATTTCCTGTTCATTATGGGGCGGTTCCAAATCCTGATTTACTCCGGTGCGGATACTCCTTCAACGATGAAGTTGCAGGATTCGATTGTTGGTATTGGATGTATTGCCAGGGATTCCGTACAGAACGCAGGCGATGATGTTGTGTTCCTGTCTGATAGTGGTATTCGCTCGTTATTGAGGACAATTCAAGAGAAGTCTGCCCCTATTCGCAAGTTGAGTCAGAACGTGCAGGTCGACATGATGGGTGCGGTTGATCTTGAGAATACCGACAACATCAAGGCTGTATACAGTGCGTCAAATAACTTCTATCTGATAACGCTTCCGGCTACCGCTGTTACCTATTGCTTCGATATGCGCTCAGTTCTTGAGAATGGAGCAGCTAGAACTTCAACATGGTCGCTGGTCGCAAAGTCGTTCTATGAAACAAAGGATCGCGTTTTATACATGGGAAATGCAGGGTATCTTGGCGATCATACTGGATACTACGATGATGCTGCCGTGTATCGCATGGCGTATTACACGACTTGGATTGACTTCGGCAATCCGATACAGACTTCTATTCTGAAAAAAGTGCTTGTAACCCTGATTGGACTGTCAAGCCAGACAGTCGTGTTTAAGTGGGGATATGACTACAATTCCGCTCAGTTCTCGCAGACATCAACACTTGCAGGCGTGTCGAATCCTTCTGAGTACGGTACGGCTGAATATGGAATATCAGAATATTCTGGAAACGTCGCAATCAATGTAATGTCAGTTCAGGGTAGTAGTTCTGGCCGCGTGTTGCAGTTTGGACTAGAGGCGCAAGTAGGCGGGTATCAGATCGCTATTCAGCGGATTGACCTATTCACGAAGGATGGAAGACTATGAGTGACTACATCAAAATAACAGACTATGCAGCAAAGGATGCGCTGCTAACAGGCAACCCATCAAAACTCGTCAAAGGAACTGAGATTGGTGCAGATTTAGATGCCGTCGCTGTTGCAGTAGCTACCAAATTCGATTCAACCGATCTTGGCGTAACCGTTCAAGCCTACGACGCCGATCTGACAACCTGGGCCGGCGTGACGCCTGGAACCGGAATCGCTACGGCGCTCGCTGTGAATGTCGGGACGGCTGGATCGCCGGTAATCAATGGAGGCGTACTTGGAACTCCATCGTCCGGTACTGTGACGAATCTTACCGGAACGGCTTCGATAAACATCAATGGGACTGTTGGAGCCACAACTCCTACTACGGCAGAATTCACTACGGCAACAGTGAATACTTCCATCGAACTCGGTCACGCCTCAGACACGACACTGACGCGAGTGAGTGCAGGTTTAATGGCGGTGGAAGGTGCAACTGTTGCAACACTCAGCACGGACCAAACATGGACAGGCGCGCAGCGCGGTACTGTAACTGCTGACAACGACCTGTCTTTCGATCTATCCGTAACTAATAATTTCTCCTGTACGCCCTCTGCTGGTGGAACACTCACCTTTACCAACATTGCATCCTCTGCGGGACAATCAGGGTTGATCAAGCTGGTGAATGGTAGTAACTATGCGATAGCTGCTCATGCTAATACCAAGGTTGGTACCTCTACACTCAGTACCATTAGTGCTTCAGGTACGTACCTCCTGACTTACTTATGTGACGGTACTAACGTGTATGTGGTTAGTAGTGGAGCATTAGCATAATGAGCGTCCTACCTGTAGGAATGGGTAGCTCTGGCAGCTACCAAATCACCAACTCCGTCCGTCTTGCTGCGAGTCGGAATTGCTATTTTAGTAGGACTTTTGGGACGGCCACTAACCAAAACATCTTCACATGGTCTGGTTGGGCAAAACTAAGTGGTCAAGATACGACTGATTATGGTGAGTTGTTTGTTTGTCGGTCAGCAAGTTCAGACGCAGGTTTTGGTGTTCTGCAAGTTTATAACGGCAACCTTCGCTTCACTGGTTGGACGACGGTGTGGAGAACTACGACTCAAGAATTGCGCGACCCTTCGGGGTGGTATCACATTATCCTTTCCGTTGACACGACACAAACTACAGCAGCGAACCGAATCAAGATTTACATCAACGGGTCTGAGGTCACAGCGTTTTCTACCAACAACAACCCTACCCAAAGCACTACTGTTGGAATCAACACAAACACCAGCGCGTCTAGACTAGGTTCTGACGATCCAGCGGCATCGGCTAGAAAACTTGACGGCTACCTCTCCGAAGTCTATTTCATCGACGGTCAGCAACTCACACCTTCCAGCTTCGGAGAAACCAACTCCGATGGCGTCTGGGTTCCGAAAGCCTACACCGGAACCTACGGCACCAACGGATTCCATCTCGACTTCAAAGATGCCGCACTCACCGCAGGTAGCAACGCCGGACTTGGTAAGGATGTATCGGGCAACGGGAACTACTGGACGACGAACAACATCAGCGTGACTGCTGGCGTGACGTATGACAGCATGGTAGATACGCCGACGAATAACTATGCGACGTTGAATCCTTTATTGTACAACCGTACTTACGCCGCAACACTTAGTGAAGCAAACCTCACATATGCAAGAGGTGGGGCGGGGCAGACTTTGTACGGAAGTACGGTGTCCGTATCTTCTGGCAAATGGTACTTTGAATGCTATGTCAATAATAGTACCTCGTTCAGAGTTGGCTTTTGTCAAACCGACGATTATGCTAATTGGGGGAGCGTAGAAAAGAATGTTGGCACAGGAGCGAAAGGCTACGGATATTCTTCATCTGGGAATAAGACAAATAATGGGTCGGATGTAGCCTATGGCGATACATACGCCGCCACTAATCTTATTTCATGTGCGCTAGACATCGACAACGGGAAAATATGGTGGGCGAAGAATGGGACATGGCAAGCCTCTGGCGACCCTGCTGCCGGAACCAATGCGGCTTACACCTCAATATCTGGACTATTAACTCCCGCTATTTCTGCCGAATCCAACGGGGGTGGTTCTCTCAACTTCGGCCAGCGCCCCTTCACCTACACGCCCCCCACCGGATTCAAAGCACTCTGCACCGCGAATCTCCCGCAGGTTGCGATAGCGAAGCCAGCATCCTACTTCAACGCCAAGACTCGCACTGGAACTGGGGCTGCCTTCAACGTAACAGGGCAAGCATTTCAGCCTGATCTGGTATGGACGAAGGGCCGCAGCGGTGCGACAGATCATGCTTTGTACGACATTGTTCGTGGGGTGCAGAAGCAACTGGAATCGAATAACCAAGATGCTGAGACTACAGAAACCCAAGGGCTGACTGCATTCAATAGTGATGGGTTCTCTGGTGGTACGTTGGCTCAGATCAATACCAATGCTGCTACTTACATTGACTGGATGTGGAATGCTGGTGGTACAGGAGTAAGCAATACAGCAGGAAGCATCACGAGTACGGTGAGTGCGAATACGATTGCTGGATTCTCGATTGTTACTTATACGGGAACTGGCGCTAATGCCACGGTGGGACATGGGTTGGGTGTAGCTCCGAAGATGGTGATTGTTAAGCAACGCGGGGCAGGAACTAATGCGTGGTACGTCTACACCTCAACAACAGGCCCAACCAATTATCTGCTCCTTAATGACACTGTTGCTTCGTCTGCTTCTGCTACTGCTGCGTGGAATGGAACAGCACCTACTTCCACTGTGTTTTCACTCGGTAATGGTGCTGGCCCGAATAGTGCAACGACATACGTCGCCTACTGCTTCGCAGAAATCGCAGGATACAGCAAGTTCGGTAGTTACACCGGCAACGGCTCGACGGATGGCCCGTTTGTTTATTGCGGGTTCAGGCCGAAGTATGTGTTGATTAAGGACAGCACTTCTGCTGCAAACTGGATTCTGTGGGATGTCGCCAGAGATACGTACAACGTGGTCGGTACGAACCTGTACCCAAATTCAAGCGCAGCAGACACCGCTTCTGGCGGCGCGTTAGACTTTACGGCCAATGGGTTCAAGATGAGAACAGCCGGCGCTGGCTACAACACGAACAGCAACATACACATCTTCGCCGCTTTCGCAGAGTACCCATTCGGCGGCAGCAATGTCGCACCATCACCAGCGAGGTAATAAGAAATGTTCATAGATCAAGAAACACTCAAGCGCGTGAATATTGACGCGCCATATAAAGGCCGCAGCAAACTCGACACTCCTGAGATTCGTGCAGCGTGCGGTGTCATTGAGATTGCCGACCCCGTTCGCGGGGATGACAATCTTTTCTACAACCAAGAGATTGATGACGCACCGTATCTGATCGTCACGCCGAAACCAGCGGAGATGATAGAAGCTGCTCGCGTTGCGAAACTTGATCAGCAAATTCTCGCTCTTGAAAAACAAGCCATTGAGCAGGGGCTAATTCGAACGATCATTGATGATCTTCTGATCCGGTCGCTGCAAATTGCCGCTGCTGCTAATCCACCTGTGACCGAAGCTGAATTGATTGATCCAGAGTCGCCAAACTACTCACGCGCATATCATAAGGTTCACACGAACGCTGCTGCTCGTGCAATATTGAGGTCGCAACGATGAAGAAACTCGCCATCATCCTAGTCCTATGGCTGCCATTCAGCATCGCCGCGTTGCTGTCAGTGCCCATCAGCCTAGCCGCAATCATGCTGGAAGAAAATATCTACGGCAAAGATGTTCTTCGCGCAATGGACAAATTGTTGGCGGCCTTGTGCGGATTTAGTGGGTACTTCACTCTGAGCGCGGAATGCGGAGTTGCTACTGAGCAACCTTGGGCTGGACTTCGATGGGTACTGGATAAGATTCAAGCAGGGCATTGCGAAGGCGCAGCAAAGAACGAAGGTCTTACCTGAATATAGGTCAACGCATCTGCCCCACAGAGGGCGGGAAGGAACGAATCATGCCTGAATGGATTATTCAACTAGGAGTGGTTACTATGGTTGGCGGATTAGGATGGTTCTTGCGAAGCAAGGACGAGTTCCAGGCGAAGCAAATTGCCCTGCTATTCGTGAAACATGACGAGGACGCCAAGGCACTTCAGGACTTGCGAATCCAGATCGCCAGTAATCACTACGTCAAGCAGGAGCTTGATTCGCGCTTTGATAAGTTGGAAGCCGCATTCAGTGCTGGATTCAAAACGCTTGGTGAGAAGTTCGATAGACTTGCCGACAGGCTGGCGCAGAATGGGCATGAGAAATGAACCTCGAATTATTCCGCGATGCCGAAGGCCGCTTTAACTTCGGAAAACTGTTTGTCGACGGGAAGTATCTTGGAGAGACACTCGAAGACCCTGAACGGGAGGTAAAGATAGATGGCGACACGGCTATACCTCGCGGGCGGTACAGAGTCACGCTCACCATGTCGAACCGATTCAAGCGGATCATGCCCTACGTCCATGACGTGCCAGGATTTGAGGGCGTCAGAATTCATGGAGGCAACACGGAGGCTGACACTCACGGTTGTCCGCTTTTGGGTGCTGTACGGACTCTCACTGGCATTGCTCAGTGTGCAGGGGTCAATCAGAGATTGATTGATTTAATCGACGCAGCAACAAAGCGAAATGAGGAAGTTTGGCTGGAGATATCGTGACCGAAGATCGTCTCGCAGATCGCCCTCGTACCCTGTGGGGATGGCTTGAGCGCAAGAACTTTGTCAGCGTTCATGCGTTCCTGCTGTACGTCACAACATGGATGACGTGGGAGATAACGATTCAGGCGTGGCGGTATGCTTTCACGACTTCGCTGACTTCCGGCATTGAAGCAGCAGCGGTGATTGGCGCTGTAACAGTTCCGTTTGCTGCATTGCAGGCGGCAGTATTCAAAATCTACTCGGAGTCACGGAAATGACCTTCTTGCTGGCAAACTGGAAACTTGTTCTGATAGGATTGCTGATCGCCAGCACCGCAATGTTTTACAAGCTCTGGCGCGAGGACGTTAGAGCGTTCAACGCCTACAAGATTGAAGTTGCTACACTCGGCAAGGCGGCTGAGATGGAGAAAGCGCGAATCGAATCAGAACACGCAAAAGTAACCAAGGAGATTAAAGATGCGATACCCAAAAAAATTGCTGCTGCCCGTTCTACTGCTGTTGCTAACTACATTGCCAGCCTGCCAGCACACTCCGGTAGCTGTGGCGTGTCCGGTGCTGCCAACAGTTCCGGTGGAACTGATGCAGCCGGCGCGGAATCAATTCCTGCTAGTGGAACCTTCATCCAAGACTGCGCCCAAGACGCCGCAACAGTAGGACTGTGGCAGGGCTGGGCAAGGGGAGTGGGCTTTCCGGTTAAGTAAGGCTCCGTATTGCCTCAGCGCAACCCTCAAGATTTTGTTTTACACAGACCTTCGCACACCGCTCCCTCTCCTGCTTGAGTCGTTCATCAAGCGCGGTTGAGTCGATGGGGAGGGCGAATGAAGCATCCGCGCATTCGCGTATTGCAGCCAACGCCTCCCGCAGCTTTGCTTCTCTGGCTTTGGATTTGATGAGGTCGCTTTGCCTTGCTGGAATCTCATTGATGTAGCTTAGTGCCTCATCCCGTTCCTTCGTCATGGCGGCGAGTTGCTCCCGTAATTCAGCTTCCACGCGCAGCATCCTTCCGCAACTCGGCGTTCTCAGCTTCCAGTTCAGCGATGCGCCAGTTTACTGCGAATTGAAAATCGCTAGGTGTCATGTAGTTCATCACTTCTCTCCTTGCGCGGCGGCGATCATGTTCATGTAGCACCCTCTAACTGTGTGATCTTTCGGGTTAGCAGAACTCATTGATATGTTCCCGTGCCTAATCATCTCCTCAGTCGGTTCCTTCGGCACCAGCACCATGCCTTCCGGGATGGATGCGGGGTGGAGGTAAAGCAGAGTTCCGTTCGGTCAAGGCGCCATGTTCCCGCGCTTTGTTTTCAGCCAACCGAAGCCAACCTCAAACACCGGCTCCGCATCCTTCATCCACTCCGCTTCAAGTCGAGCGGCGAAGTTTTGTAGTTCGTCATCGTTGCCCATGAATGTCTTAGTAGGTAGCACATTATTTCTGCGATCTACAAAACACTGATCCGCTATCAGCCGTACGTCATCTTTGTTCATCTCACCGCTCCTATCTTCCAAAGCTCCATCCAGACCTTGTCGGCCTCGCGTACATGGTTGTCCATCGAAGCCTCGTCGCCCATGTTGCCGGCGAGGTACGCGAGGGTCATCTCGAATCCGTATCGCAGGTTGAGCAGGAAGGTGTTCATTTCTTTTCCTCCTTCACCGCCAGATATTTCCAGTACGCACGACCCTGTGTACCCATGATGTAGGTGCATGTATCTGCCGTGCTACTCACTGGCTGCATCCCTAATACCTTGGCACAGACCTTGGGGGCTTGGGTCGCTCGTTCCTCACCCATCCACAGTCCCGCCACGAAACAGGCAACCGACCAGCAGGCAAAGAACACTATCAGATCGGCGTGAAACGGCTTTCTCGTTGGCTTCATTGATCCTCCCGATTTGTCGCACGATGTATTCACGATCCCTCTGCGCCACTGAGTCTAGGATGATGGCTTCGATGCTTTCAGCGGAACAGAGTTCGCCCTGTCGCGGATAGCCATCTGGTTGTGCCTCTCGCAGTACGCATTGCCGCCGCAGGAATGCGTTGCTATCCTGGCGCATCGTTTCTTGTTCTGTCCGATTGCGGTACATTGTGTTTTATCCTCCTCGTAGCTGCGGTTCATAGTTGCTGCACCTTTTCAATGGCGTCCTTGCACCCGTAGGCATAGATGTGATGCCATCCGATGTTGCGAAGGTAGATTTCCCATTCGCGTTGATCGTCGCTGATTGTTGAACCTTTGACGCGCTTCATTTCGATGCCTAGTTTCCAGTCAAGCACTAGCAAATCCGGTACTCCTGCCGTGAGTCCTTCCGCAACTAAATACGCTGCGAGTTTGTAATCCCGCATGGCGGCATTCGGTACGGCGAAGATGCGAACCTTCGGATATTGCATCCTGAACCACTTGACGAAGTTCTTTTGTTCTTCGTGTTCCAGTGGGTACTCCGGTGGCTTGCTCGGAGCGCGTGTTTTAACCTCTTTGGCGGGCGTATCGAAGCCTTCTGGCATTGGCTTACCTGCCGCGAAGCAAAGGCCGCGCAGAGCCTTCTCGTTAAGGCGTATGGTTTCGTTTAAGGTGAGCTTCTTTTTCATCACCATATCCTCGTCCTCAAATCCCCTTCCTGCTGCCGCTTTCTCCAATTCGGCACAGTGCGACC